TGAAATGTCTGCGACTTACCTGTCACGCTCGGAATGGTTGTCGCATTGTTGGTTGCTGCGGTGCAGTACCAACCCATATCACGGGCAGTGTCATACACATACAGGATTCGTGATTGCAACATCGTCATTAAATGGGCGTAGGTTTCTTTGTTCACACGTCCTGAATATAGATTGAATGTGTTTTGTTCTTTGTTCGCCAACACATCCGTATCGCCAAGAATATTGACAATGGATGTCTGCTCGTCAGTAATGCCCTTTGTTACATTGCCACTGAAACCGTATGCAGTCCAACCACCTGTCGGGGTTATCCACGACACGTAGAATGGTTTTGCGCAGTTATCCACAACCGCAGCAATTTGCCTGTAAAGATTCCCTGCAACATACCAAAATAGCGACAATCCCAACCCTGCAAACACGCTGTCGCTCGTATATCCTGAATCCTCGGACGTTCCACCATCATAAGAACCGCTGTAAGTCGATGCGGAGTTGCCGCCATCAATATCATCATAGTAGTCTGTCGTTGTCGCTGTACCGCCATCAATATCATTGCTTGACAGGTCAGCGAATAACTGTGCAAGCGTGACAGCAAATGCGTATGTGCCACCGTGCCTGTAGTTGATAGCAATATTATCGACACTGGTTGCACCTATGGCAATACTGCCGACATTCGCTTCTGCACCTTTATTGATATTCAATACAAGTCCGAGCCAAAATTTTGAGGTTGCTATCGGTGGAATGTGTGGCGGTACTGGCGTAGATAGTACAGCATAATTCTGCACGTAGTCAGTAATCGCAATATCCTCTAAAGAACTGCATATCGCACCCATTGACTGGAATGGCGGACACCAAGCGCCACTCACATCTATCGTTTCAACCTGCTCGGTGGCGTTGTATGTATATGCAATCTCGAACGTTGTATTCCAAAACAGGTCGTTGGCTGCTTCGATGGCATACAACTGTTGCGACAAAGAACCTATCAAACACTCCGGGCGGTATTGCTGCGAATCAGGATGAAACTTACAACGCCACCTGAAAAGATAATCACGCAACACTTTTTCAATTTGTATGTCAGTGTTGCCGTAGGCATCCACAAAGGATTTGCCGTGATAGATTGTTTTTGCCGCTGTGCCGCCTGTAGAGTTGTCGTTGTACAACATACGTACCTCGTACATCAAATACGTTCCTGCGGCATCTTCAAGCCCCGAAAGGGGTATTATTATCGGTCTGATAGTCGAAAGCATATCGGATATAGTTTATATCAAATTATCGTATCGGGCAAAAAATGAAAAAAGCGTCCTCTTTTGGAAGACGCTTTCGTTTAACCAATCTACCGCACAAAGGGCAAATCAAACAAGGAGTTTACGGTGTTACGGTTTCGTTGAAAAACGTTTCGACAGCGGATGCGGAAACCTCGTAAGGAAGCGCTTCTGACTGGTCGCCAAGCGTAACAGTGTACTCGTTGGTATCAGTGAAAGTCGTTCCAGATGTTCCACCGCCAGCGGTCAGTGTCACAGGGTCGTCATAGCCGAGCAACCAGTATTTGCCGTTCACATCCTTAACAACGACGTACATTTCTGCATTCGCCATTGCCACAATGGATGTACGCTTTGCTGTTTCCATTTTGGAAAAGCGCATCTGTAGTTCGCTCGACACACCCTTTGAACCTGCCGCCTCGTCTATATTCCACGTGCTATTTAAAACTGACGACTGCGGTTTAAACATAAACTTCGCAGCCTGTGGCGCACCTGTCGCCATTGTGAACGCAGTTACTACGCCATCAGTCAGCGTAATGCCTGTGATAGCCGAGCGGTTTTGTGCCATTACCTCACGGATTCCGCCCCTGTTGCTGCCACAGTTCACGTTTATATCTGAAAGGGTTTGCGTACAAGACATATTGTTAAAGTTTTAATTGTTGTTTTAATAGAGGGGACGTTGCCGCCCCCTCGTTGATTTGTCAAGCAGTCCTATTGATTAAAGACCACCGTAAGGAATACCGGCAATGACATTGTTCGGGAATGCGTACTGCACACCTGCCGCCCACTGACATTTGAAGCGGAATGTGTCGTTGTCTTTGCTGAACCACAGGTCGAAGTTATCCACATCGTCCTGCTTGTCGAAGCCGTAAACAACCTCTTCGGGATTCAAACCCCAAATGGCGTTCACGCCAGCCAAACCAGTTACGCCCTTTACCTTTATGTCGGTGCCGGGGAAAATCATTTCCATATCCTCGCTGTTCACGTTGCGCTCGTAGTGATACAGGTTGGCGTTCATAATGAGCATTGCCAGTTTGCGGAAATTGGATGTACTCATATAGAACTCCATTTTGTTGCCGAGGTTGTCGGGAACCACTTCGACCAAAGTTTTCATACGGTCGTAGATGGTGTCGCTGCTGCCAGCGGTGTACTGGTTTGCAGAGGGGATTACGGGAGTGCCTGCGGTGGCATCTGCTTTCAGGATGGTATGCAGACCATCGAAGAAAGCCATATTGCCGCTGCCATTGGTCTTATCGCCCTGCCAAAATGCTTTCTCCATCTCGGCACCAATGTTGGCGATAATGAGCGACATAATTTTCTCCTCGAAAGGCATCGTCTCACGACCTGCGCCAATCATAACTTCGTTCTGCATATAGTACTTGCGGAGTGTCTTTGGGCAAAACTCCTCGTTTACCTTGACAATGCCGGGAGTTAGTACACGTTGCGTGAACGCTACATTGCCACTGGCATTGAAACCGCAACTTTCGCCACTCTGAAAAGTGACAGGTGCGGAAAGCAGGTTAAGTGTGGTCGGTCCTTTTACTTCGGGCATTACCTGAAAAAGTCGCTGCGACTTAAAGGCAATAACAGCGGCGGACATCAACTCGCTGCGGTGTTCATTAACATACTGGGTTAATGCTGTTACATCAAAAGCCATTTTTTTATGTTTTTAGTTAATAATTCGGGTTAATTCAGGATGCTGTCAAGAATCCTTTGGGTTAAACCTTTCGGTTTTTCCTCTTTGTTGAATTTGTTTTTCTTTTCCTCGTCCTCGATGGAATCTGCGGCAGGGGTTTCCTCGTTCTGCTCGTACTCGGCAATTTTAGCCTCTAACTCGGCAATTTTATTGTCCTTTTCTGTAATTTCCGTCTCCAACTCCGCAATGCGTGCTTTCAGTTCATCGGGATTGTCGGTGTCGGTGGGGTCGGGGTTGTCGCCCTCCATCGTTTCGGGGTTTTCATTGTTATCAACCGGGTCGGTTTCCACATCCTTAATCTCGGAAATCTTTCCGGCAGTGACCGTAATGATTTTTCCCTCGGCTGTGTACGTACCATCAGGCGCAGGAATCATATTGCCGTCAGTGTCACTGACAAAGACTTCTGCATCTACAGTGACATCGCCCTCGACAAACAGGATTGCGCCCTCTTCGGTCGGAATCTCTTTAACCAGTTTCATCAGTTTTGCCAACTGGATTCTTTTTGCTTTTGGTAAATTCATTGTTTTAACGTATTTGTGAGTAAATTATCGGATTGCCTTGAATGTGTAAAAAAATCAATCTTTTTTTTCTTCCGCAAGTTCCTCGATAGACTTGTATTTTCTGTCTATCTCATAGATTTTGCGTGTCGATGTGGCTGCTATACCCCACACTGCGCCAACGAATGAAAGAGCCTCGCCAAATGCAGTCAAAACACTTGCATCGATTGCCCCTTTGGGTGGTGCGAAAAAACTCAAGAAAATCAGCACCAGTCCTGAAAGCAATACAAGCGTTGATGCTATGTATTGCCAAACGATTTTCTTTTCTGTGGTCAGTTTCATTGTCACGTGCAAAGATTAATTTCGTTTGATGTTTTTAACTTTACCCTGCAATACACACCTGCGAGAAAATCAGCAAATTTCTGCGTGAATGGTGTATATTGTCGGGTTTCTTCTATATATAAATTATCGGACTGTCCGTTTTCTGTAATATAATTGAACATCGTTTCAATTGCTTGCTCGGCAGCATCCCAACATTGCACTTTGTTCGTCTCATTCTCCATCAGTCTGTCGGCAGCATAGACAATCAGATTATATGCTTTAACATCGTTCTGCGTTTCTATGCTTTCGAGTTCCCAACAGGCGGACAGATAACGGATTTCGCTATTGTTCCAAATGTCGTAAACATCATCATTGTAGATGCTTTCGACATATCCAACACGGGAAAAACCCTGCTCGATGGCTGTTGCTATTTCTGACAGATTCATAATACAATTTGCGTATTAAAGGTTTCAGGGTCGGCAGGCATATCAGCAATGTTTCTACGACTGCGCCATTCAGGGTATTGACTGGCATTCGCACACAAATAGTCCGTCATTCTCGTGCCGTAAAAGTCCGCAGAATACTCGAAATCCTTTTTGATGTAGTCCACATCCTCACGGCTCAATTGCTGCGTCTGTAGGTCTTGCGACTGCACGATACCGGCATTTCTCAACTTTGCAAACAGCGGTATCTGAATATCCGCCATTACTTTGTTACAAAGATACGGAATGATAAAATCATCGAGCAGTGTTTTGTATGCTTCGTTTTCGGGTTCGTCAATGGTTTTGTCCTTTACCAGTGTACAAACCTTATTAAGTAGATTGCTGCCGATTAATGGCTGTAATCCCATATCCTGCGCCTTTTGGATTGCAGGTGTAATAAAGGCTGCATCCACATTGTCGTTAATCAATGTGAGTTCTTTGAGTGTTGTTTCGGAAATCAGTTGTATTCTCATATTGTCGGATGTGTTTGTATCGGGTCGAAATCAATTTCAAACTCTTTCAGTTTGAATGAAAATGCAGGGTCGATTCGTGCAAAAGCAGATTCAATCTCGCTTTGTATGGGTGCGATGACTGTCTTTTTGAACAGTTTGAAACTTTCCTGATATTCCTGCGAGTTGAAACCAGTGCGGTCGGGGTCGGTGCCAAACAGTTGCGGTTGCGCTCTGAAAGCGACAAAGATGTTTTCTTTCACACTCTTTGACAACGCCTGATATTTTTGGTCGAAGTTATCTTCTGACAGTCTTTCAGCGGTTACCGCCTGTTCTTTGTTGTTGTTGAAAACAAGCATCATTCGGGCGGCATTTGTAGAGCCCGAAAACTTTTCGTTGATTCTCCGTTCGATATCTTTCTGTTCCTCTTTTGTCGGCACACCATTATTGAAGTTGATAATGGCGGATGCCGCAAAATTATTCAGGATTGACGACAAGTGAAATTTTGAAATCTCGATCGCCGTTGTCACATCCTTAACAACACTTGACCACATCGGCAGACCATACACCCCACGTGACGCAGGGCGTTTGTAGTAGTATATGCAGTTGTCAAACTTATAATCACGCTGCCAGCGGTCATATTTTTTCGTTTCCCTGTTCTTTGTCCAATCCTTGCGGTAATAGACTAATGTTTCGTCCTCATTCAGTCTTACACGCCTTGCATCAATCCAATACAATTCAAGTATCTTGCCGTTCTTGTTTCGGATAATCTGCAATGCGAAAGCACCGAATATGGCGTAGTCCGCAACTGCCTTTTTTACCAAATCAATAAAGGTTTCGCCCTTTTTATTGATTTGCTTCTGCGACAAATTCTCGTCAGTGAATCCATTGCCGCAAACATAGTCTATCAGACCGTTTATGATGGATTGCAGGATACTACACTCGCTGTAGCAGTCGTAGAGAAAAGCAGGATAATTGTTGCCCTCTCCAAACGTGACAAACCCTTTGGATTTATCCTCGGTTTCCTTTGGAATAGGGATATTCGCTTCCCTCATCTGCAATGTCAGTACTTTGATATTATCTTCGTTCATAACTTACCGTTTTGATTTCGGGTTTGTATTGCTGCACGTCTGCCGTTCTCATACCAACCTGCATCAATCCTCGCTGCAGTTCCCCGTCAATGTCTGACAGGATGAAATGGTATTGTCCGCACGGCATATCAACGTTAAAGTTGAAAATCGCAGTCACTTTATACGGTTTGATGGATGCAGACTGCGACACAAATTCAAACTGCGCTCCGGTGGTGTCATTGACAGTTAAAATTGTCAAATTTTCCGCCTGTGCCGTTCTTTTTGTTGGTATGACCATTTCCACCAAGTCGGTGACGTTATCGCCGCAGAGGTCATTTTTACGCTCTGTGGTAATATCGTCACCGTTCTCGGTCAGGATAATGGGTAATGTGTCGTCAAGAAATAGCATCTTACTTCGTGGATTTCTTTTTGGTGGTTTTCTTCGGTGCTTCGGTTTCCTGCTCGGTTTCCATTACAGGAATATCCTCGTAAGTCCACGACTGCACAATCTTTGTTCCGTCCTCGCTGATGGCATAGTGCGCCACAGGCATTTTCCCCTCGGCAGGGGTTTCGGGTTCGGTTTCTTCGATTGGCAGATACCCGGCTGCGGCATACTGCTCGTCTGTAGGGTTGTAAACCTTTTGTCCGTCCAGTTCTATGTAACTGGGATAATTCTGCGGCACTCTCAATGCGCCACAAACAAATTTTCCGTACTTTTTCATTTTATGCTGCTTTTAATTGTTGTTTCAGTGTTTTATATTCGTTTCGATAGTATGTTTTCTTTGTGTATTCCCTGCGGATGGTTATTTTCTTACAGTCCTCGGATGGTTTCAACACCGTTCCGAGTACTGAATCAGAAACCATTTTACAGACCTTTTCACGGAGCCTGTAACCGTTGCACCAACGCAGGAAACCGAGGTAACTGTTCAATGTTGATTGTATCTGCTCGGCGTGACCGATGGCAAAACTCGGTTGGGATTCAGCCTTGCGGATAGTACGCTCCAAATACCACATCAAATTATGATAGATTCTGTTGCTCGGCAGTATGCGGTTAAATCTGACTTTGTACCCCAAACATTCAACGCCCTTGCTGTAGTGTTGCAGATAGCGTTTCTTCGGGTGCAGTGTCAAACCAAAGTTTTCTTTGTAGTATCTCGCAAGTCGTTCAACATCTTCGAGCCATTGCCGCTTATCCCTGACCAGTACAACAGTATCGTCCGTGTAATGGATAAACTTATATCCCAAAGATTCAAGATACCGCAGCGGAAACGTAGTAATGATTAATCCTGCCGTTTGGCTCGTCCAATCGCCAATGGGTACACCTGTATAGTGCGGACGGTTGTAAAGCGATTTGGTAGGGTCGAGCAATGCTCGTTCCGCAGGGTGCGCCATATCCCTCAAATGGTCTTTTGTTGCTGCAAGATAGATTATGCGTGTCAGATAGACAAGCAACTCTCGCTGTGGATGGTCTGACATTCTGCGGTTGATGAAGTTTGTTACGACCTCGCACACCTGAAAGCAGTTGAGCGACATAAAGAACGCCTGTATATCCACTTTCGCAAGCCACAAATCGGAAGTATAGCCGTTTGACTGCTCAAAGATATAATCCTGCAACTGCATCACGGCACGCAGACCGCCTTTGCCACGTCTGCAACTGTAACTGTCAGGATGGTACAGAACGCTTTCGAGGTATGGTTGCAGACTGCGGATGTAGTAAGTTTGCAACACTCGTTTCGATGCAACAGCACAAACTATCTCTCGCACTCTCGGTTCAAAGATAATATGTGCAGTGCTTTCGGTCGGCATAACCTCAAAATTTCCAACCTCGTGTGCAAGTTGTACCAACTCGTTTATCCGATTCAGGATAAAGAACACGTAGCAGGGTTTGTTCGCTTTGCCCTTTGCAGTTTCACGACTGATAATATACCAGTCCGCAAGTGTGATGGGATATGTGTCGAGTTTCGCATTGTCATACCAGCCATAGTCGAGAACAGGACGACAGCGGAAGTTACCGTTGTAGCGGTTGTTGTTGTTGAAACAGCCGTTGTTGCCGTTGAAGTACCACGAGTTGTTGCCGTTGTAGTCAGCGCACGAACCTCTTTGCTTGTCTATGTTGATTTGACTATCCATATTTACCTGAATAGTTAGACATCCTTATAATTGGCAGACACGCTCTCCGTTCCGCAGTTCGAAGATTCCGACCCACCAACGCCTTTAGTTAGCGAGTTAGCGAGCCTCGACAATCCCATTCTTATTTCATCAATCTGCATTGCAGCCTGCGCCCATTCCTTTTCACTCATTATGCAGAATTCGTCCATTATCATTATATCCATACAACTCTCGGTCAATGCCAATTCGGTTTGTGCGAGGTTGTAATGGTATAGTTTTTCGTCTTTGAATCTGTTGTGCAATTCAAAACCACGTATGATTTCATTCTTTGCCGCTGTGATATGACTGCGAAAATCATTCACGAGGGTATATCTGTATTGCTTTTTCCACTGGTCGCAACGCAGATACGCCCACGCTTCAAGTCTTCGGGCAATCATAACCACAGGTGCATCGAGTGATTTCGGACGTTTTCTCGGCATAATGATTCGTTGTTTGTTTCAATGCCGCCCCACCCTACGGGATGGAGCGGCAAAGATTAAACATTCAAACTTATGAAAGGCTTAAAGCGAGGACAGGACGACAGCGGAAGTAACCGCCGTAGCGGCCATCGTTGTAGAAACAGCCGCCGTCGCCGTTGAAGAACCACGAGCCGTAGCCGTAGAAGTCAGCGCACGAACCTCTGTACAGTGAGTTTGTAAGAGGCGTGCCAACGTTCTGTAGCAATGCCGCTCTGACCTCGGTTATATTGTCATTAATGACAGGCATAATGTCGTCACGGAACATCAAACCAATGTCACCCGGTTCGGGATGGTAGTATTTACCCGGCACAAATCCCTCGGAAGTAACGCCATAATGCTGTGAGTTGTATTCAGGCGGATATGCAGGGATAAACTTGTAATTGTAATTGACGTTCAGGCAGTCTGCTTTCGCTGCTGTCTGTGTCATACCATAGTTGCGCAGATCGTTGGTTGTGCCACTGGCGGCAGCCACATCCATACAGTGTGCCATCAAATAACCGTCATACATCGAGGTCATATTGCCATAGCGAGAAATAAACTCTTCACGCAGTTCGGCATATTCGCCCGACTGGTCATTCAACAGGTGTGTATAGTGGTCTTTCATTCCGAGGTGGTGTGCATCGCTGCCTGTGTAGTCACGTACCTCGGTGTTAAATCTCGATTCACGCATCACGTGACCTACAGAATCATCCTGACCGCCCTCGCCATCATCATAGTATGTATCATCGCCACTGACGGATGCCCACGATTTGAATTTGGCAAAGTTGATTCCGACTCGGTAACTGTAGTTGAAACCATCATTGGCAATACAGACTGTATTCGGAGCCTTGACGGTTGCACCGAGGATGGAGTTTGCGGAAGCACCTCTGAAATTATGGTGTACACCTTGACCGATAAAGGTATAGGCGTTGCCGGGTACATAAGTGCCGCCCACAACAGCGGTACTGTTATGGCTCGACAGCATTGCCAGTCCTGAACAGTCAATGACGGTGCAGTTTGACAATCCCGATGTCGTGAGGGTGTTAGCACCATAACCGCCAATCTCCAGTCCTACACCGCTTTGGTCGTCAAGTGCAGCAAAGGTTATGTACGTGGTATTGAGTGCCGTGAACTGTGCGACAATGCTTGACATCGTGTCGCCTGCGCCCCAAGTGATGGTCGTTTCTGCGACACTGGCATTGCCACTCGTTGCCGACAGGGTAATACTGCCAGCCTGCGTGTTGTCTATCTCGATACGATAGAAACAGGATGTCGCAGCAACATCATCGCTGTAGAGTGCGTTGCTTGCAACTGCATCGTCCAAAGCGACAAAGTGTGCAACACCATTGAATGTGCCAATGTAGGTGTCGTAGTTGGTTTCGTAGCGAGTTTGGTTGTAGTCTGCCAAAACTGCTGCGATGGCTGCTTTCTT